CAAAATTGGTTAATTGGTCATGATCTATATCCCCATATCCAACTGCACCAGTTGCACCACAAACAGACGTAACCCCGTCCACAACAACTTGCCAGCTACAAGTACCATCCCCATCTTCACGAAGATATTTACTTCCACCGCCTTCTCCTGTACTCTTTACCTCTGCTCCTTCTAAATCTACATAAGTACCATCTACAGCAGTTCCTTGCCATGTTCCAGATGAAATAGTACCAACTGTAACTGTACCAGCAGGGGATAATATTATATCACCACTTGTTGTAGTTTGAAGCGTAAGATCATTTGATGTCCTATTTATTGAAACAACTTCAGATAATGTTGTTGTACCATTTACTGTAATTGTATCACCTGAAGTATCACCTAAAGTAACATCGCCAGTTGTTGCAATATCTACAACAGCTGAAGTTGTTCCTTGTACTGTAAGATCACCTGTTATGGTAAAATCACCTCGTACTTCTGTATCACCTAGAATAATCCCACCAGTTAATGTTGATGAACTTACTAGTCTTGGTGTTGAAAGTAGCATTTTATATATCTCCTAAATCTATTATTATCTTAGAGATGGTGCCAACGAAATGTTAAAGTACCGCCTGTCACACCGCCCCTAATAAAAATTTTATCTAAATCTGCACATGGAATAGCCTCTTTACTAGCAGCCGATATCTCATCATAATCACCCATATCTCCAACATCTGATATATGCAATAAAGTATTAGGACTAATTACAAATTCGTAAGCCTCATTAGGTACTGTCATACCTATAATAGAAGTTGTATATGCTAAAGGTGAAGTATAAATAGAACTATCATCACGACATTTAAATTTCGTTGTTATCTGAATAGGGTTGTTATCAGCCCCTCTCATTAAACTTTTTACTTTACTAGGTCTACCGCTCATTTAATTAATCTCCTGTGTTTGATACTGTCCATAAACTTTTTGTAATATCACAAAATACTAAACTCCACTTAATGTATTTTTCCTGTGCTGTTTTAAAATCATCAGTAAAAAACTTATTTAAACCAACTGAATTTCTTATCTTTGATCTGGCTTTATTGAGCCTATTCATATTTTTTTGTTTATCTGTTCCAGTATTACTTTTATCTAACTCATTATATGTATTATCATCCCAATACTTTGTACTGTTATCTTTTACTGGAATATACTTGTCATCATTTGATGAATACCTAACAACCACATATTTTTTTACTGTATCATGTGGTGATACCCATCTAATATCATAAGGTTGTTTTAATAACCTTATGATAGTATTATTACCTTCACATTGTCTTATACTTTCAGCTATTTTCATTTTTATTATCTTTACTTTTAATAAGTTTTTTACCGTCAAATTCCCATGATAAATCAGAATCTTGACCTGTTAGTACTACTACACTATTTATATACTTTGATAATTCTGATCTTAAAATAGATAATTCAGTATTAATAAGCCTATATTCTTTGTCTCTAGTACTTATAGTATGTAATCTTATATTTATTTGATTTATTTCTTCATCAGATAACTTGACTTCATTACTATTTTCAACTGAACTTTCTACTTCTTTTAACATAATTATCTCCTGTTAATTTTAAAATTATACTACTATATTTATAGCTATCTGTCAACCTACATTACCTTATCTTCTTCTATTTTCCATTTCATCTTGTAATGATTTATCATAACCTCTTTCAGATTGACCATGATACTTTGATATATGTCTTTTATGTGCAGAATATGATTCTAAACTAGCACCACAATGAAAACAAGGATACATACGTCTCTTATTCATACCACCATGACCTCTTTTATTCATATACTAACTCCTTTTTATTTAATTTAACCCATAAACTGTCTAAAGATTCTTGTATTTCACTTTTAGTTGGCTCATATAATTGGACTATGTTTTCTCTTTCTGATAAATCAGCTAAGCCACCTTTCCAAAAATGTATAAAAATTTGTGGTATACCTAAGTAATATGCTAATACACCTATAGCACTATGAGTAGATATTATCATACAACATGTTTTAATTTCCTCATAAACTTCTATTAACGTCTTACCATGTATTTTTATAGAATCAGGTATAGCTTTATCAGACAAAAATCCAAATGATTTTACATCTATAGGATAATCTATTGCATACAATGGGTTGTATATTTTAAAACTACTTATTGAAGCTGCTTGTACACCTATATAAACTTCACCAATATCTTTAATACAACTATCTATTGTTGTATTATAACCACCTACTACAACATCTGGTACTACACCAGAAGCCCAAGGAACAGATTTCATATCTATACCTAAATCTTCACTACAAGTAAATAAACCATTAAATGTTGAATCTGGGTATATAACTGAATCATAACCGCTATCATAACTATTACCTATATGAGATAAAAACCTTTTAATAGATTCCATATCTGTATTTATATGACCATCAATAAACTCATCAGAATGTAACTTATCAACTAAATCTATATACTGTAATAGTTTAGCTGCACTACCTTCATATTTCCCATGAACTAAATCAACACTTATACCTTTATCTTGTAAAGCTTTAAGTATTGGTATAGCATGAAACATATCACCAACTCTTGTACCACCGTATTTTAACAGTACTTTACCCATATAACTATTTCTTTCCTTTACTTTTTACTTTTGTTTTATTTGCCTTCTTTATAGCTTTCTTCATATTCTTTTCTGCAATTATATTAAATCTTTTTTTCATGTCAGTAAGAGTTTTATCAAAAAATGGTCTAGCTACCATTTTTTCAGTTCCATATATTATATCATCTATATATGGTACATCATTTTGATCTATACCAACACTACTTATGAATTCACTAGTACCAGATTGTCTTATAGATTTCTTTTTTATTGCATCATAAAGATACCCATCTTGTTTATGCACCTGCCACTTAGATTCGTGTCCTAATGAACCCTTTTTTACACCACCTTCTTTAGCATAAGGATGACCTAATCTTTTAAGGTCTTTTAATGAGTGATCTGTTAATCTAGCATTTCTTCTTACTTCTTTATAATACTCATTTTGAAATTGTTTAAGTGTTACATCAATATAGCTACCTTTATTTCTATGAGTAAAAGGTTTAAGTGCCTTAAGTAAAAAACCTTCTAATTCTTCCATTTTACCCATTTTTGATTTACTATCTTTAGAGTATTTTGTTACCATATGATGTACCCACTTAAATTTATTCCTTTATACTAAACCTTCAAGATGCCCTTGAGCAACTTGAGCTTTATCTCCTACCATATCAGTAATAATATGTATATTTTCATCACATAATTTATGAAATGGGTGGTCTGGTCTTAAAGTATTAATAACTTTTTCAAAATATATTTGAGCCTTATTAAGATACAAATACCCTAAATCTTTATTACACTGATAGAACTTATTATCTAATTCAGATGCTTGTAGTAAATTCTCTTCTGCCTTATCAACAAAGCCTTCTTCAAGATAGTGTATTGCAATAGCATATCTAGGTCTAGGGTCTTTTGGAAAATCTTCTATTTGCTTTTGGTTCATCTTAAAATAATTCTGCATTTTATTTTTAAGATCTTTTCCTGATTTAAGGTAACCAAAATGAAATAATTTCATAGGAGCTCTACCAATATTAACATGACCATTAGTATCTATAGTTTCATGGACATAACCAGAATACTCAAAATCACAAGATTTTTTAAATAACCTTATTGTTTCAGATAAAGAATATTTATTATCAACCATTAGATTACTTACATAAAACATATAAGCCTCTAAATCAGTATCCAACATTCTTCTTACTGTAACTAAATCTTCAAGATGTTCATCTATATCCATATGAAGAATCCAAGTTGAATTTGAATTTTTCAATGCTTCATTTCTTGCATCTGAAAATGAATTATTCCAAGCCTTATGTATAACCTTACAATTAAATAGCTCTGCTAAATAAACACTATTATCTGTAGAACCTGTATCAACTATTACTGTTTCATCTAAAAATGGTGTATATGATCTTAAAAAATCAAATAAAGATGATTCTTCATTTTTCATAATAGTACATAAACTAATAGTACTATCTTCTATCCATTCTCTTAATATTAGTGGATTTTCCTTTATTAAATGTTTATAGTCTTTATGTCCTATAAGAGCTGGGTTCTTATCAGTATCAGTCTTTTCATACCATTCATACTTTCTTTGTCTTTGTTCTGGGTGTACATAACCATAATGTTTTATTCTAATAGAAGATGTTCTAGATAAATCTCTTGGTGTAAAAGGTATATTCCCAACATGAAAACTACTTTTAGAGCCTAAAAATATTTTAGGGTCACCAGTTAATCTAACTAACCTGTTACCATGCATGTTCTTCCATACATCACCTGCATTATAATGTTTTTCATCATTCCAAAACGTATAATAATGTACTGCATAAGCTTGACACATTGGATCTGGAGTATTAATTAATTTCTCCATATACTTTCTATCTACCTTATCTTCAACAACCTCATCAGCATCTAAAGAAAATACCCAATCCATCTTAGCTTCTTTAGCCATTATAAGAAGCTCATTTCTATCACGTCTTTCATCATATTCTCTATCATGTTGTTTTAGTGTTACCTTACACGATAGTTCTACGTCACCTATATCTTTTATAGATATCTTATTTGATTCATTACTTATTTTTATAGGTGAATTATCGTCAAGAATAAATATATGGTCTGCAAATGTAGAACTCTTCTTTAATGACCTTATAAATATTTCTGCTTCATATTCATCTCTTAATTTAACCCTATATATTATACCTAAAGTTTGTTTAATGGTTTTTCTATTCTCGTACTTTTTTAATAGATCAACTATATGTGCAGTACCTCTTTTTAATTCTGGTATTCTATCTATAGTTCTTGAACCATAATGAAATACGAAAATATCTTTACACACAACAGTAACAAACCCAGCTTCATAAGCCCTAATACAAAAATCTAAATCTTCACAACCAGCAAAAAATCTTTCATCAAGTAAACCTATTTTATCAAATACTTCTTTATTTACAAATAAACATAATCCTGATACTATTCCTGCGGGTATTACTTGCCTGTAATTATTAGTATATAATCGTTTTGCAGTTATTTCAAACGACTCTCTGTCTCTACATTTTTCTTGTTGTATATTCATACCTACATAATTAGACATAGGTGCTGCTATAGATGCAGGTTTTGTACCAGAAATTCTCTCATATTCTTTACAATCAGCACTAAACTTCTTTAAAAAATTATGTGGAACTAAAGCATCATCATTAAGTATAACTACCCATTCACCTTTTGCTATCTTAATACCCATATTTACAGCTTTACCAAAACCTAAATTTTCAGTATTATGTATAGATATAATATCTGGATTAGTTTTTAAGTATTCTTCAGTATTATCTACAGATGCATTATTAACTACTATAATTTCTGTTTCTTCTGCGTCTGACCCATCTTTAACGTAAGCTAACGTTTCTGCTAAATGATTAAAATTTGAACTTGTCGGTATTATTACACTATACTTAATACTACTCACAAACACCTACCTTTCATAATTAATATTATAATTTTACTATGTACCAGATAACTCACCTAATTCAATTTCTTGGTGATTAATATTTCCATAAATATCAGAAGGATAATTAATACTTATAATTTCAAATGTTCTACCTACTACTCTAATGTAATCTTTAACAGAGGCAGGCACACTATATAAAGTAAATAATATAGGAGACGTCTTAACTTCTACACCAGAAAAATCACTTGTAAAATCTCTTTTTCTATTACTAATTCTACCTTTATGTGTACCTTGTACTGCCCTAAAAAGTATTGGAGCACCAGCATTTGAACTTAGGAATACTTCTATTGTACCAACTGTAGACTCATTTGTCAAATTAATTAATGAAATTGTTGATATTGAACTAAAAGTATTTAATGTGATTAACTCACCATTATTGGGGAATGTTAAAGACTCTACTGTACTACCATCAAGTGTAACCGTACCTGAACCTGTAGTAAACCCATCTAACCTAACACCTATATTATTTTCAGCGAAAGTTAAAGAAACAGAATTTGTTTGTCCAGGAGAACTTAGAGTAGTAAGACCAGATGTAACAGTCTCTAATGTAAATGAATCTGTAAAAAATCTATCTATCATAATCATATCATTTGATTGTATAAAGGTGACTTTCTTGCAAAATTAGTATCACGATACTCATATATAGTATCTAGTATATCTTTCATATCAGCACCAAAAGAAGAACTTGTTGTCATAGAAAAATCTCCTATACTCATAGATTTAAGACCTATAGTCTTTCTTCTACTCCAAAATAAATTAACTAACTCCATACAGGTTGTTTTAACTACATCAGGTGGTGTTTGACCATAAGATACACTTAAATTAAAATCACCTGTAAATCTATTATCCAATACTAATATACCTACATCATTTTTCCTTTTATAGTCTACACCTGATTCTATGCTAGATATACCAACTATAGGGTATTTTTTTAGAACAATAATATCCATATCCTGAACGTTGTATTGTGTCTCATCTACACCATATTCAACTTCAAATGTATACCCTATATACTCATCTATTTTTTGAGACGCAGATGCAATAAACGTACTAAGTATTGTATCTGAATCTGAAACTGATATATCTAAATAATCTTTTACTTCCGATAAAGAAGCATAGTTTGCCATTATCATCTCCCATGAACACTATAAGTATCAAAATGATACGTATATAATATTATTTCAGCTTTTCAATTTTATGCCCTACACCAACAATACCAAAACCTGCTGCTACTACGCCAACTATTTTAGCTATATCAGGGTAACCCAAACTAATTAATCCTGCTGTTACTGCTGCTAATCCTGCTGCTGCCCAAGTCTTCCATCCCTTCATCATAATTACTCTCCTTTTAAATAAGTTTTATTTTTCTTTAGATTCTGAATCTATAACAGTATACCCAAATTTTCTTAAACGTTCTGCTGTGTTAGGGTTATCACAAAACCCTTTACCTTTTTCTATCTTTACAGATTCATCATATGTATTTTCTTGAAAAGAATCAACATCACTCCAAATAGCAGGACATCTAACTTCAAATCTTTTTTTCTTCATATGTTTTCCTTCTTAAATTACATTACTTTTCAATGGTATTTTCGACTTTATCTTCTATCTTATTAGTTCCAGCCTTATCAACTTTTAAATCTAACCCAGAAAGGCTACAACCAGCTAAGAATAAAGCTGCAATACCTACGATAATTAACTTCTTCATTTTCAATCCTCCAATAATAAATATAAGAATACAAAGAAAAGTTAGGGTTAGATATTAACCCTAACTTTTCTTGTTTTAAAAACTATATCTTTGTTAAAAAATTAACAAAGATATTTAGATTTACGCATTAATACCTTCCAAAGTTGCGTGATGGAGTGTGGACGCCATAACAAAAGCTTCATCTGAGTAAATATCAAACTCATCATATTGTGAGCTATTTTTACTCAAAGGAGTAACTGTTACGTCATTCATATAACCAACCCAGAACTCACTAGTATCTACGACAAATATATTTGTAGTATCACCAGTAGCTCCCAACTGATTTGTACCATCCCAGTAGTAGGTATTTAGTACATTGGTAGAAGCATAAACAGGTATATCATCATATGCCATAACCCTAAAACCACCATTTACTTCTACAGAATCAATAAATCTCTGTTGACTTTGCAATAGTGCGTTAATTTTTCTTCTACCTGATTTTGAAGTAACTATAACATCAGGTGAACCGGCACATGCATCAATAGTTTCATCCAACTTAGCTACAGTAAGAGCAGAACCACCAAGAGTAGTACCTTGTGCAATTCTCTGACTACCAGTAATCAAAGTATTCAAACCATCAGGCTGATTAGAATTGGTAGTATTATTACCATAGAACATGGCATCTTCTTCCATATCTCTAAAGGCTCTACCTCTAGATTCAATTTCTTCTGCAACCAAATCCTTATAACTTCTACCAGCATCTTTTGCAAACCTAGTTACCTTACCTCTTGCAAGCAATGTTCTAAACTGAAATGTTACCCTAGAATATGCACCACGATCAGTATCAGGTTCTGCTGTATCAGCTATCCATTGTGCAACTGTATTTCCTGCTGCTGCACTTCTTCTGTTTAGTAACCAAGAATCAGAATTTCTCTGTTTTCTAGGTATGTTCTGTCTAAGAGGATTCTTATACTCTATGATCTCTGATACCACTTTATCTACTTCTGGTTGAATAAGAACACCAGATGTACCAGCATAATCAAGAGACCTCTTAATTTCTGACTGCCAATTTTTACTCATAATTTTCTCCTTATTATTTAATTAAGTTTACTTTTTGTCTTCTTCAGCTAACTCTTCTTCAGCTAAATCAAACATATATCTCAATTTATCACCTGGATTTTGTATCTTACCCATCTTTTCAGATCTCGCAAGTTCCTTATCCTCTGACTTTGACTTCCTACTATCTTCTTTGTGTGCCTCTGAACCCACACCTTTTCTTATTGGAAGCGTAGTTTTAACTAAAGTAGATAGTGCCTCTAATGACCTTTGAAGTTCAGATATTTTAGTATCATCTTCTTCTTTAGCTTTAGCAACCTCTTCTTTAACTTCTTCTACTTCTTCTTTAGCTTTAGCTACTTCTACATCTACATCTTCTTTAGCCTTAGCTACTTCTTCTTTAGCTTCTTCTACTTCTTCTTTAGCTTTAGCTACTTCTTCTTCAGCTTTAGCTTTTGTAACTTCAGAAACAGATTTTGTAAATGCTTCAAGAGTTTCTTTTAGCTCATTAAAACTTGTAGACAAACACTCAGATACAGCCTTCTTTACATCATCTAGACTAATACCAGGGTTATCAACTTTTCCACGGGCTTCTTCATCTGTTGTACCTGTTAGAGCCATTGATGCTTTAAGAAAATCCAAAGCACCTCTAAGTGCATTAATCTGAACTTCTTTATCTTCAGTACTCAAAGCAGATTCTACAGATGAAATAAGAAGTTCAATCTGATAAGCATCTTTCTTTATGCTATCATCTTTACTTTTCTTTACCTTCTTTTCCTTAGTAGACATACTATTCTCCTTATTAAATTGTTTACTTAACGACTTCTCAACATACCACGCTAACGTTCTAGAAGATGGATCTGCTGGAACCGTTACCAATGATGTTTCAAATAACCTTATTTGGTTTACATATTGAACTACTTTATCTAAACCTTTAATAAATTTTTCTGTAAAATCTAAAGCAGTACCACTTACACTAAACTTATTAAGTACACCTTCTTTGATTTTCTCCCAAATATCTGGAACTGTTTTAGAAATTAAAGCTTTTATCCATAAAGCTCTTTCCTCTGGTAGATATTTAACCTCTAATATCTTACCTATTTCTTTATCTCTATCATGATTATATAAAAGGGTAGTGTATTTTTTAAGGTCATTCTCAGCCCCCACTAATGCACTTTCTGAAATATATAAATCATCAACATCTAAGTCAGCAGTTGTTGCAATACCTTCTATAACACATTTACCACCCTCTTCTGCAAACCTACGTACTTCCAATAAAGAACTAAACTCGACACCTTTATTAACACTACCAATACTACCCAATTTTTCCTGTTTAGAAACTTTCTTTGGGTTACCTGTTGTACTATCTGTTGTACTTCTATCTAGCTTTACTAGATAGTTTCTACCCCTAGTTTCAAATTCTTCTACAATTTCAGAATATTTATCTTCTAAATTTTCTTTACTGAACCCGTAAACAGGTTTACCAGTTCTTACTGCTGTCTCATAAAAGGATTTAACTATTGACTCCCTAAAAAGTAAATCTTCATCACTTAAAGTATTAAGTTCAACATCAATACTCAAGTCAAATACATCAGGTCTATCATCAGTACCTTCTCCCTTTAAAAAATCTTTCTTTATTCCCATAACTATTTCCTCTTTCTTTTATTTAAACCTTTTTTTGGTTCAATTGGAACATTTATATATTCCAAAATTTCTTTCATGCCTAGCTTCTCCATACAAAACTTATATAATTTTGGGTGTGTACTATACATAATTTGAAATTTATTTTGAACAGGGTGTTTATCTAAATGTGCACCAAAGGCACAATACACACAACCAGTCCTACTAAACCCTTTATCATAAATCTTAGAATACTCTAAATTTTCTTTTTTTATATACTTCCATATATCTTCTTCTAACCAAAACATTAAAGGTCTAGACTGCTTTTTACCGCTACCTTTATTACAACCATCTTTACTGTAACTTTGTTGTCTTAAAAGAGATTCACTTGCCATAACACCTATATAAGGTGTTCTACCATTTTTTTGATAAACAGTAAAAGGTCTTTTCTTCATAACCTCACAACATTTATCAGATATTTTAAATGGTGCATCAATTAAATATTGCCACTTTTTACTAATTGTACCAGATTTATTTTTTCCTATACCATTTAAGCGTCTATCTATACTATCTTCACAAACACCCCGTTGAATCTCACCTATAAATTGAGCTTGTTCTTTAGAAATAATAGGAAACCCATATCTTTCTAATACCATCTTAAAATTCATTTTAGGTTTAATCCACTCAATATTAGGAACAGTCTTTATAAATTCCCTTACTTCAGGAAATTCTAATCCAGTATCACAAAATACACCTGGTACTTTAGGATACAAAGACCTCACTAAGTGTAATAAAACTGTACTATCTTTACCACCAGAAAAAGCAATATAAACTTTACCATGACATCTATTATACCATTCTCTTATTCTTTCCTTTGACATAGCTATTTTCAAATCAAGAGAATATTTTTGTCTTGTTTTTAAGTCAAATGACATAAGTTATTTTAAGCTTTCTTTTTAGGTGCATCAATTATATCATCACTATTTTCATTAGAAATACTATTATTTTCTAATTCTGTAGGATTTGCATTAGATACCTCATTACTTGTAGTACCTGATCCTGCTCCACCATCATCATCTAATACTAAATATTGATTACCTACTCTTACAGCTAACCTATCACCACCTGGAACTGGGTCGAAATTTAACGCTTTTCTTGCTTCATTTTTAGTTATGATACCTGCATCAGACATCTCACGTGCTGTACTTGCATCAACTACAGGTTCTAATACAAAACTTATTGTTGTATCAGGATATATTTCACTAATTAATTCTTGATTTATTTTATTTGTAATTAAATTAACAAGAGGTCTAAATAACTTAGATCTACCAGTTTTAAAT